CGAAGATATCGTCGTCGATAAACTCCTGCACCATATGCAAAGGGTATGGAACCGACATCGGATATTCTTCGTAAACCGTACTTGTGATGATGGGCTTGTCGTGGTTCTTGAGGAACTTCGCGTAGCCTTTGTTCCTCTTTCTCTCGATCCACCGCAGATCGTCCATCACGAACAGCTTGTCGTGGTGGAAACCTCGAATGCCTCGGTTCAGTGTCCAGACCTCGTCGTAGGGATCCAGCATACCAGGATTGGCCATCTGACTTCCGATGAAGGACTGACAGCTGGGACCGAGGGCAACGATGGCAATACGCGACGGACGTGTCATAAGAGGGTCCAGGAGGATACCCCCTGGATTGTCGATCTTTTTTGTCTTTTTCACGAGTTGTCTCCATTATAAAGGGGCTCTTACCAGCCCACTGCTTCTACATACATCACGGGCGCGTCTCCAAGATCGGAAGGGTTCCACGTAGTGGGAAGTTCCCCCTGAAGAACAGGAGCCGCGTTGGCGGTGCTGGTTGCACCAGACTCCCAATAACCCTTGATAGCGTGTTGAGACACCACATAGTTCCAATGAATGCCGCCGGCAGCGCCGGTAGCCGCGGAGACCGGATGGAGTCCCTGGATGATATTCACGTAGTCGATATTCCTCACCATCCCTAACGTGGTGGGAAGGGGGATGCCGCCCGAAGACGGGTAGAAAGCACCCTGAGTTGAGGAAAGGGTCAACTTGACCCGATTACGCTTCTGCTTTCCGTAGATAACTCGGTCCTCAACGGACTCCGCCCAGAAAGTCGCAGTAAGTTTTGTAGCCATAACAAAAACTCCTTAACCCGGTTGTTAGCCCTCCCTGCTTTCGCAGATACCAGGGGCTATCCCCCCGAAGGGAGACCAACCGGGTCGGCTAAGGTTTAGGTGGTCTGTTTCATCCCGGTGATGTTGCCAGGCTCTTCCCAACGTGGTTCCACATAGAGAACGATCTTCGCACTCGACGCCGCATCGGCCGCCGTTGTGACTCTGGCTTGAGCCATCATTCCCGGTTTGAGCTCGATCAGGTAGGTCGGACGATAGTAGATCGACGTATGCGCTCGGATGGCCGTTGGAACGTTGACGTTGAACATCTTTGTCGGCGTTCCGGGAGTGCTGATGTCCGCCTCAAAGACTACACTCGCGTCGTTGGCGAGAGCGGTCGTAACCAAGGGGATAACAGCCGCCCCCCGGATAATATGAGGAACGAAGCCAGGACCCCATTTCGCAGCTGCCGTGGTTACGGTTAAACGAACCCCGAACTCATTGGCCGCTGGAAATGTGGTAGCTGCCATCGGCAGCATTTCCACTTCGTACTTACTGTGTGTGTAAGCCATTTCTTAAGTCTCCTTAAGCGTCACCCACCCAAGGGTGTGTTACGAGGACGTGACGTGGACGATACGCGCCTGTCCGGCATTGGCGGTATCCCAGATGATACCGAACTCCAAGATGCCATACCAAGCAACGGCGTTGGACCGACCGAAGTCATGCCCGACGTTCGTCTGGCCACGAAGTTCCGGTGAGAGGACTTCCGCCATCGCAACGTTGTCTTGGCCAAACACGACGCCTTCGCCCAACACCGAGCCGGTGCCGACCTTGCCGAGAGCCAAGTTATGGTTCGTTTCGATGTGGCGAACGTTCTCCACGCGACCGATCTCATTGTTGTACTTCGCTTGAGGATCGGTATACTTGTGCCATTCCTCCCAGGCGGGGTCACGCTTGATGCCGCGAAGGCCCAGCGTACGGAAAATGGCGAGATAGTCGTCGCCTTCCACCGGAGGGGTTTGGAGGGTATCAAAGAGATAGTCGCGAATCTCTTCAATGTGGTAGACATTCCAGTTGGCAGTCGCCGCCGTGCTGGCGGTGCCATCCGTGTCGAAAGTGCCGGCCGCAACGCCGGTTGGGATGTATTTCACCTTCGCGGTCTTGAACGCGGTGGCAGCCTTCGTATCGAGGGCTAACCGCATCTGGTCGCGGAGGCGCCGTTGGATGCTGTTTTCCAAGTCGAAGAAAGAGAGATCTTCGGCGAAGGAGGTGAAGGGAACGGACCGACCAATCTCAACCACGGTGATCGACGTGGTGCTGATTGAATACGAGTCCTCGGGGATACGTTCGCCTTCCGTCAGGGTCGGGGAGGTTGGCTCCGTGATCGTGGCGACGCGCGTCAACGTGACGTTCTCGCCTTTCTTTTTGCCATACCCAGAAACGGGGGTGATGTGATCCATAAAGACGCTATTCTCCAAGGCCGCCATATACAACTTGCGCGAAAGCGCGTGTTGCTTGTACGTACCTGTGGGAGCGTCCATCGTCCAAGTAAACTGCGCCATCTTGGTTTGCTCCTACTCGTTTACAACGCGAAGTTTCGTATGACGAAGCCGCTTTCTTCGGGAGATTGCATCCCCGAGCGTCTTCGGATCGCCTTTTCCTTCATCTTCTTTATCGGGAGGTGGCTGACCGCCAGAAGAACTCGAACCACCCTCGAGGTTTTGAGTGTCATTCGATGTCCTGCCTTTGCCGCCGAATTTCTTTGTCACGCCTAATATGGCGGTTTTTGAGGATTTAGCAAGCGCTGATGCTGCTACGTCGGGGGAAAGCCTCCCGATAGCGTCCCAGGTATCCCGTAGCTGGGCATCCACAACCCACTCGAAGCCTCTGAGTTCGGGGTTGACTGTATAGAAGTTCCGCCAGAACTCCGTCTTGGTATCGGATGCCCTCGTTTCGGCGCGAACCTCAGCCCGGACTTCGTTCTTGATGTCTTGCTTGAACTTATTAAGAGTTCCTGCCGGATCAGCCCAGAGGTTTTCGCCGACTTCGTCCCCACCATCATCGTCGTTCGCGTCCCGATGGTCCTGTCCCCCACCAGTGGCTGTGATAATACCGCGGTAGGAGTCGATCTCCTCGGCGGTGTTTGCACGTTCGGTATCGTACGCCGATGCGAGTTCCTTTGCAACCTTGAAGGTCTGCCCTCCAACGGTTACATCGATAAGCTCATCTTCATTCGCATTAGGATCTGGGTCGGGATCAGGTTCCGGTTCAGGTTGCGCCCCAGGGCCAGCGGGGTCAGTAGCACTTCCAGCGATAGCCGCCAGAGCCGCCGCGTCCGCATCGTCAGTGTTCTCAGCCGGTGCCGGTTTTTTTGCCATCTTCTTCACTCCTTTCTAGTTCAGTAATACCTCGGCGTATGTCGGCGTCCAAGGTGTCGAGGACGGATCGGATACCTGCGATCTCGCCTATTGCACCACGAAGATCCGTATCAGTCAATGTTCCCATTTTGTGACCGTTTACGAGCTTCGTAACGATATCGTATTCTTGATCCAGAAGGCGGACTTCCAACCCTCCTTGAAGGGCTTGTGCCATCTGGCCACGGTGGACAACATCGACGTGTTCATCAGTAGTCTTTTTTGCCATCTTCTTAATCTCCTGTTATGGTCCCATTCTGCCTTTAATTTCTTGTAGCTGTTTTACTACCCATTCAGGAAGTCCATGTTCCTTCGCTGCATCGGTATAAGATATTGCAGGGAAAAGTTCTGTGTCCTCAAAAGTAGATACCCCTCGATGCCCCGTAGGAACAGCGTTTACGCCCTCCTCTATTCGAGCTCCTTTGATAATGTCATCAGCGAAGCGCTCGGCTCCCTGCTCCTGTGGATGCCTAAAATAATCGCTCCACTCATTCTGAGGCATCGACTTTTGACGTCGGTAATTCGTTGTCTGAACTAAGGCTCCGCGAAGCCGACCTAACTGCTGCTCAGATAGCGTATGAGCAGGTAAGTTTCTTAGCCCATTAAGTGTCTTTAAAGCTCTTGCAAAGAGGTCATATGGAACATCTTCCAACAACATAGGAACCATCTGCATCCCTTCAATATCGGCCACAGCATGACCAACTTCGTGAAGTAATGTCTCACTTTGGAACCTCGGTTTTGGAGAGGGACTCCCTGACGGCTCGATAGATTGAAAATCCGGTCTGTCTATAGAAGTATTTATACGACCGCCCTTTGTACGACCATAACTCCCCCCGCCATCCGCTTGCACCCTAACTTGTACATCTTTAAGTTTAGGATACGCTTTATACAGGTTAGGGTGCTTAAGTACGTCTTTTAATTTAAGATCGGTTCTTGCCGTACTAACGTTCTTCATCTTCGCGCCTTTGTCTGACACGCGAGTTATCCAACCTAGCCCCGGATCCTGCCTCCAGCCCGTTGAGGCTAAGATATCTTCGTAACTCTCTCCCGAATCCGCCATCTTTTTAGCTTTGATGAACGCTTTTCGTAGCTTCTTAGATAATCGAGCTGCGGGACCAACCAGCGCGCCAGCAAAGAGCATCTCCATGCCAACCTCAGAGCTATCTAAAGATGCCCCTGCGTCGAGCTTCTTCCGCCAGTGTGCGGCGATGCCGGCGCCTGTCATATCGAACAGATGGCCGCCAATCTCCGATACGATGCCTCTCCGCTCCTTGGGGGATGCACCCTGGAGCTTTTGCCAAGCCGGACCGAGGCCAGGTTCCTTCAAGAGGTCTTCAAGCATAAGAGGTTTCTTGGTCCCAAACTCAAATTGGAGGGCCTTCTTCGGTAAGGGAACAGGCGCCGGCTCCATCTTGAGTGGAAGGGGGAGGTTAACTCTATCGGCCATGATTATTCCCTAAACTTACCAGAATACTGACGAAGCTGTATCGCCATCCACTCAGGAAGGCCAAATTCTCTTGCAGCCTTCTCAAAGCTATCATGGGGAATAAGCTCACTATCGGGAAGGATGTTAGGTTTCCGTCCTGGCTTAAGCCTCATACTTGTTAGAAGGTCTTTCGAAAAGATCTCTGCTCCCTGCTCTGCGGGCTCCGAATAATGCGATCCTGCTTTACCTCCAGAGAAGTTTTCCGACCTTCTCCGCGTTACCTTAATCAGAAGAACACTTTTTAACCTATGCAGTTGCTCAGCGCTGAGTTTTTGCGGCGACATACCCAAGAACCGTACTAGCTCAGAGTCGGCCATCTCATCATAGGATGACTTCATAGGAGTCCTCATGGGAACAGTATTTATTCCCCCATAATCTTGAGTCGCATGACCAATCTCATGACCAAGAGTAGAAGCTTCTATCTTTTGTGGAATCGGTCGCCCAAACTGATCGATGTCGCCGGGCTGTGATCCGCTAAGCTTACCACCCGCCTGTGTTTGCTGAGCAGATATTCCCTTCTTCCCACCTTTGTATGACCCACCCATATACTTAGGAAGTACCTCAAGGGGCATCTTCTTTATCTGGCCCTTATATGCCCGATTGAGACCGGGGTGCCTAAAAACATCACCCACTGTAAGATCAGTTTTATTTGGGTCTATGTCTTTAAACTTAGCCCCTTTATCTGATATACGAGTTGTCCACCCCAATCCCGGACGTTCAACCCACCCCGTCTTTTGTTCTATCTCCCTGGGGTTCACGCCCTGATCGTCTAACTTTCTAGCTTTAACAAACGCCTTTCTCATCCAACGAGGTAACCGAGCAGAAGGGCCAACAAGAGCACCCACAATCCCAACCGCGATACCGCCACCCTTAATAGCTGGACCCATCGGAAGGATATCTCCAAGACTCAAACGCGGAGCAGCAACAGTTTCCCCTGTGCTAGTTCTTTTCAGCTTGAATAGGGGATCACCCACGGGGGTACCCAAAACGTTCGTCAAAGACTCAAAGAATGAGGGTTCTTCCTTCTCAGCCATAGCGTTGTCCCGTTTCTGTATCCATCATGCCGTTAGGGAGCCATAGGGAAGATCCCCCCTTTCGCCCCTCTGCCATTTGCATCCTATCGACGTTCATGGCGATCATCTCCAGGAATATGTCCATCGTCTTTTCCAGAAAATCCAACCGGTTTAGGGCATTCTCCCGGGGGATACGATCCTTATTGTTGTGGAACCATACCGCCGTGTCGATAAGGCGCTTCTCCAGAGGGAGAGAAGTCTCCGTGGAGATTTGCTCAAGTTTCTTAATCAGTTCATTCGTGATCATCTTATTGGTCCTTTTTAAAGATTATATAGACTCGCCTTCGAAGACGGCCCCGATTAGATCATGAATGTAGGTTTGCTTGAGTATCCCTCGGATACTTTCCATCGGCGTGCCGCCTTGGAGACCCTCCTTCTTCTCCTCTATCGCCTCCTTACGCATATCGTCGAGTTCCTTCGGAGAATAGTTCCGCCGCATGAGTTCGTGGAGGACCTCCTTATCCGAGAGTTTAGCAACACGATCGGCCATCCGCTTATCAAGAAATGCGTCCAACTGTCCGAGTTTACCTGGCTCATAGGGACCCCGCGTCAAAGACTCGAACTCCTTGTCTAGGGGAATCCTGTTGTCTTGTCGTCCTCGAGGGATTAACCCAAAGGTGTTCTGCCCCGGTTTGAGGGGAGGAAGAAGGAAGTCAGGAGAGGGTATCTTAGCTATGTCATGGGTACGGTGCTGCGGATTATGCGGAGCAAAAGAATGGCTCCCTGACCAGTAACCTTCCTTCGTTATCGGCCCTAGGGACTTAGACATCATCTCCTCAAGAGTGAGACCTTCAGATGCTCCCGGTCCTGGAACGGCTGGAGGACGGCCTGAATTAAGAATGGCGAGACGTCGAAGGATCTTGTTCAGACTTCGGTCAATCTCTGGGATAGTCTTATCGCCTAAATCTCCCACGACTTTATTCCAGTCGGTCCACGCATCAGAAGCCATATCAGGCTCCTCCGGCGCCGGCTAATCCAGACGAGGCATTCCCCGCGCTGTTTATTTCCGCAGGAAGACCAGGCTCGCCGGTATTCTGCGCGGATAAGCCCGCTCCGCCTCCGCCGCCGGCGCCAGCGTTCCCACCACCCTGCCCGGGCTTTCCTCCTGCAAGCTGTTGGAACATCGGCAGCTCTTCGAGTTCCTGCATAACCTTGCCGAGTTCCTCATCGTCTCGAGCCATCTGTTCAGGGTTTACTGAGAGGCTCTTCATGAGGTGAGACAAGACTCGGTCAGGACTATACTTCTTGAAGAACGCCTGGAGAAGAACCGGGTTGCTGACAACCGCTTGGAGGAGAGCCATCATCTTTTGGAAGTCGCGAACCTTCGATAGAACAGCAGAGAGGCCATAGACCTTAAAGCGGCACTCATTCGCAAAGGTTGCGAAACGCTTGGCGGGGGACATTGTCGCCAGTTTGAAGGCGCTATCGAGGCCGATTGCGGCGATAATCCTATCGGAGGCCACATCCCCAAGGTTCTGCATAACCGTCAGCCAGCTTTTCCGCAATGTCCTGCCGATTAGGTCCAATTCAACGTCCGCGATGATGCTATCGAGGGTTACAGCCTGACTCTGGGAGAGTTCAACAACCTCCGTGGCTTTAACCTGCTTCGGGGGGAGGGAACCCATCTTGAGTTCATTGGAAAGTGCGGCGGAAGTGAACTCACGGGTCACCATCTCGAAGACAGCCATCGCATCAGTGGGAATTTCGCCCTCCGCTACCTTCTCAATCACCTTTTGCCCATGCGGAAGGGTGTTTTTGACCGCCAGCGTTGTTCCTTGCGGTATCCCATCGGAGACTTCGCCGGGGTTCTCGAGGTCATCAACCCTCAGCTGTTTAATTCCCCACACGCTGGAGAGGCCACCGTCCAGCATTAGGTTGAAAAGCTCGTTTAGAGCCAGATTAAGCTGTACGCCGCCGTCCATAAGGGCTTTATGCCATACGGAGAAGGGTACCCGAATAAGCGGTGTTGCCACAAAGGGGCTTTCTTGGTGCCAGAACGGGTTAGGTGTCGGCTTCCGGATGAGCCACCTATCGTTCGCGACGGTGCAGAGCACGTTTCGCTGGACAGCCCGACCGTCCTCATCCAACAAGGTGCCCCAAAACTCATCCAGAACGATGCGCTTACGAAAGCCGGGGGGTTGAGAGTCATCTTGGCCCATATCTCGCGTATTTCGGGCTTCATCCTCCTTCTGTTGGAAATCCACCCGCATTTCTTCCACAACCGATTCGTCGTAGATACCCTCCTTGGCTCTGTCGATGACGTAGTGGAGGTCATGCTCCGATGAGTGTATCTCATACAAGCCGCGGCCCGTCGGATCTGGGAAGTAGTCCCCTGACCGTACAAGATCAATACGAAGGCGCCAGGGATTGGTAATCTTTGTTACCAGTTCCTCATCGCCTTGGGTCATTTCCTGCGTGTCGTTGTCGATGATCGGCTGACCTGGCTCAACCTCGAAGGTTCTCTCCTCGATGGAATGACCGTGAATCTTGAAGACGACGAGGCTTTCGAGAGCGCCGGTCTTCAGGCCGTCGGATAACAGCGTGGCGAATGGCCCTTCCCGGTTTGTGTTGACGAGAAGATTGTCCAAGAAGGCATCCAAGAGGCGTCTTGCCGCCGCGGAGGATATCGGCGATGCGCTGTCGCGACCGAAGTCTATGTCATACCACGCGCCGAACTGTGTGAGCGCCCGCTTCGCGAAGCCAACGAACTGTTCGACCGCAACAGCGGTCTTAGGGAGGAACTCTCGGGATTGTCCAGTCGTCTTGTGAGACCAGTCCTGAAGGCCCATATAGGCATCCATGTTCGCTTTGTTCTGCCGCATACGAGTTTTCTTCGCATCAGCTGCCTCTTTCTTATACGCGCGGATGGCGGTGATAACGGTTGGACTGTTCATCCCTGAGGAGACAGGAATATCGTCGCCGGGACGTTCACTCACTGGTATGTTTTCGGCCATAACTTACCCTCGGGATTTTGGTTAATCTATAACGGCTGTTCGCAATACAGTCTTCGCATACTCCAATATCTCTTACCCCACCGGGAGTCAGTTCCTCCCCACAATAACGACAGAACCGATCCTTCCTTGCATCGTCGGTCTGAGGGGCGGGCATGACTTCTCCTGGATTATTCACATGATGTGAATTTACTAGTGGGTCTGTCCGTACCCCGGACGCTTAATCACCGTTCTTCGTGGAACACTCCCAGACTGTAGGGAAACAACCGGAGCCTCATGATAGACCCAATATCCAAGGGCGTCACTGGTGTGTGTTCTTCTAAAGTATGGGTCTTTCCGGTTAAAGGTCTTTTTGATACCCCCCTTACCGTCGGACAACACCTGTTCCATATCCGAAATCAGCTCATCGCAGTCCGGATCCACTTCGAGCATAACCTCACCGCTTTCGTGCTTGCACGCCCGATTTACCGCATTGATACGATCAGGGACGCCGGGATTGCTTTCGGGAACCTTCATCTTGAGCGGCGCAGGATAGTTCTGCATATTGTTGAGGATGATCTGGTATGAAGAAAGGCGGGTTTGGTGGCTGCGGTCTTTGCCGGTGGCATCCCCATAGATCCAGATTTCGGCAAGGTGGAAGGGATGTATGGACCGGAAGTGGTCGCACATTTCGGGGAGGTTTCCTTCTTCAAGATATATCTCCTTAAAAACGCGAAAGAGGTTCTTCTCCCTTTGTCCAATAAGGGTGACCATAGGCTCCACGTTGAAGTCCCATATCCACGCGAGGGGCCGGCGTAGCATGATTTCGGGCTGCTCCCGGATATTCAACTTGTGATCGAAGCCGGCATATATACGAGAGCCGGAAAGACCCGGGATGAGTTCCCCATTCAACCGGATGCGGCGCTGGGTAGAACCCTCCGGATACTTACTTTCAAGGAACTCAACCTCCGACTGTGCAATATGCGGATTGTCGTAGATAGATGCGTTGAATACCTGAACGTATTTAAGAGTCCCTCGTTGGAAGGGCTTAACGATTTCGTTGAATACCCACGTGACACCGCCGACCTGTCCCTCAGGAGGTAGTAATGTACAGGTGGTGAATAACTTAAGCGGTTTCGCACCGACTCGGATAACCGCCTCATCGTAGATGGATTTAGGATGTTCCTCATCGAAGTGTATCCACTCTTTTTCTGCGCCCTGATACTTGAGGCGTCCAGAGTCCGCGGACTTGAAGCCAATGATGGAGCCATTCTTAAGCTTGAGGATTTGATCCGAGATTCTCCACTCCTTAATCTCTCGTTCAGGAATAAAGGGTTCGTGGGTAGCCCCCGGAGGAACGAAGCCGTTATCGAAGTATTTCGGCTGAATAGTGTCGCGGCTAATTGGAAAATCGAGGGCGCTAACCCATCCAGAGGTTGCCCTGTCTCGCATCTCTATATCTGACCCCTTTCCTTTTACGAACCTAACACCGTCCGAGCGGTCGCCAAAGCGGGCCAGCATAGCCCCCACATAGGCGCCGGCGTCACTCTTTCCGCTTCGGTTCGCCCCGATGTAATATGCCTCCTTACAGGCTCCGCCGAGAATAGCGTCTATGAACCCCCTTTGGGGCCCGAAGGGTTCAAATGTAAGAAGGGGGTCTCCCGTCCTTCGGCTAACCAGTTCCTGCGAAAGGGCGAATGCATGTTCTTTGAGTTGCCTCGCCGCGAATTCTGTTGTCTGCAAGAGGAACCTCATAATCAGGGCGGAACGCGCATGACTTTATAAATACGCGCATATACGCGGGCGCGCAAGGTCCGGCGCCGAATAAACGTGGGGCGAAGCCCCTTCTATGAGAATCTCTCAGATTTTTTCAAACTGTACGGAGGGTCCCCCCGCAGCTCTAGCGTTTTCCCATTACCGCCCCACCCCCCGGCCGGCCGATGCGAATGAGACGCATCTTTATATGAGCAACCGCTAAGATGCGAGTGCGTATCATCTGCATTGGCCGCCGTCCATGTTGCGACTGCGACGCACCTTCATCTAGCGCCCCACCGTTGCGAGTGCGTATCACTTGCGTTTAGCGCCCACATGGCCGACCGGCCCGTAGATTGCGATTGACTATCATCTCCAAACGTCCACGGGTTGCATGGGGACCAATTCCATCAAGTTATGGTTGCATCCACATCGAGTAAGAATAATCAGATATAACGTAAAAAAGTTGTTTACACCCTTGAAAGTGCCGGGCTTAAACCCCATATCTTATGTGAAGCAAGGGAAAATATCCCTTGAAAAGACCGGGTATCCCGACCGTGATAAGGTGCCGGCAGGATACAATCGGGCCTGGGAAACGAGCGTACCTCGTGCATCATGGCGATGTGCTTGGGAGGGCAAAGTACCAGATATCCCGAACCGCGATTTAGGCCACAGTGGCGAAGCTATGCTGCTCGGGATCTTTCAACCATGAAACTTTTACAATCAATGAGGTAGTTATGCAAAAGATTTCACTCGAGACCTACGAAGGCAAAAAGACCGATAAAAGGTGGGAAGTTACAACCACCCTCACCGCACCGGAGAACCTTGACGAAGCCGTTAAGGTACTCAAAGGACTCGTGTTTACGATCTTTATGGAGAGTCTGAAGGTGCGATATCGGGCGAGGGTCAAGGCCCTGTATAAGGGAACCAAGACCGTTGCAGGTATCAAGGGCGCGGCGTTAGCCAGTCACAAAGATGTGGTTGACTTCATGGGGTATCTTACGGACCCCGAGCGTCGGACCCGTGTCGTGTTGACCGACGAAGAGAAGTTTTTCAAGGCGAACATGGCCTTGGGCTTCACCGAGGCGGAATGCACGGTGATATGGGCGAACCGAGAGGTGATAAGGGCGGAGAAATAATCGTCCATCGGCAGAGTGAGTGGGGAGGGCTTCGGTCCTCCCTTCTCTCTTTTTTCAACACCTTTGTAGGGAGCATCCAAGATGCATCCAGAACTACACGCGATGGCTAATGCCAGACTTGATGCCCGACCCAAAGAGATGGCCGCAAGAGCCGAAAGGAAGATGATCGAAAGGTCAAGTAAGGTGGCAGCCCATGACTTTCGGTGTTCTCATACACCTCTTGCTTTCGAGGATGAGGACGCGAACCGTATCATCCTGGTGTTGTCCAAGACGGAGGCAGGTGTCCTCCAAAGGATAGTGGATAACTACCAGATGACTCCCGGAGTAACACCTGCACAATGTAGGTTGATAGACCTGCTCTGGGAACAACTGGTGAGCATCAAACGCAGATAGCTTGCCGCAACACAGGAGGTATGTATGGACCGTACGGTTCTA